TGGGGGCTCAAGCCAGATAAATCTAGCTTAAGCTATAATAATATAAAAGATGAGATCTTTTACTAGCGGCATTTCAAAAGGTATCTAAGTAAACAGCAATTCATGACCTTAAACAAATAAGATCACTATCCCTTCTGGCGCTGCTTACCTCGGGGAACTAAATCCTCGCCAATGTGCTCAGATGCTTTGAGGCTCACGAACAAAGTGTCCACAAGTTACACACTCTTGTACAAAATCTCCTTGGCAGCGTCACCACCGTCAAATCATCGACTTTGCCATCGTCTCAACCGACCATCATCATTGATTAACCTTTCTCCACACACCATCTTCTCAGACCCAAGATGAGGGGGTCACCCATCAATTAAGATGTGGAATTTTTCTTTAACGTCTCAAATTCCAAGAAAGACAAATTTGAAGGGGTTTGTTATAAAAACAAACCCACAAGGGACTCGGCCATTTGAGGGCCATACTCTTTCAAAAGTCCCTTTCCAATATCCAGGGCAGTGTTCCAAATTGAATTACCACTACCATAAGTTCCATTGGATTTTCCGCCTGTTAAAACCGCACTAGCGGTAGCCAAAGTGTGACTCATAACTGCAGGGTTGGGTTTTCCAGCATACTTGTTTGCAGTGAAAACTTGATTCGTTGCGTAAACTTCGAGATTGGAAACTATTTCAATGGTGAGCTGCTTACCAGCAGGTATTCCATCACCAGAAACAATTATAAAAGGCATCTCGTCGTAAACGTCAGTATCAGTAGTAACATCACCGTTCCAAGCAAAAGGATAAAACTGAAAGCTTTGGGCTCCTAGTGGAAACCATAACTGCATACAACCATCTTTGGCGGCTCCAGAGTAAGCATAATTATATTCAGCAACCTCATTATACTCATCTATATTTAACAAATGAGAATAAGGTGGAAACAATCCACAAGCTATTCTACCTGAAGCATTAAGCGGCGATCCAGTATACTTCACTCTAACGCACATCGAAACAATTCTGAATAAGGGAATCATACCCTCTACACTCTCATAAATGTGCGTTGAAAAGGTGCTCTGACGGGTAGGATCCCAGTCACCAGCAGGCCCATATTTAACTCCATCAATAGTAATAAAAGAAGCTTCCGCTTCTGTTGTTGGTGTTGGGCCACCTTGAAAAAAGGAATTGGACTCAAATTGAAAAGGAGAGGCATATAGACAGAATGTTCCAGCTCCATCTACTACGTCGCCAATTGTAACCTCTCCTACCGTTCTCGATTGCATCAAAGAACAAGGAAACATGCTATTGTCGGGAATCCTTGCATTATTTACAGTCATAGGATTTAGCAAGGCCCCAAAATAAGTATCTCTCAATACATCATAAGACTTTCCTCGTTTCGCATTGAGAGTAGATAACACATCATATTGATTATCTGAAGACCCGGTTGAACCTCTTGTCGATACACCACTGTTCCAATACCGTCCTCGTTTAGGATTCTCTCCAATTCTTCTACGAAGTCCGGATAACTGCTGTTCAACATTCTGAATTTCACCTCTTGTTGCGGGTTTTTTCTTATTATTTCTTTTACCTGTTGTGCGATTACGTATTCTTTTCTTTGCATTTTGCATAATAACTAATTTTATTAATTTTTTAGGAGGACTATTCTTCATAGGCCTAACCTCCTGGTTGGACTGCTTAACAAAGCTTTCCTTATAAAAATAATTACTACGAATTGCATTAACAGGCACGACAGGATAACCCTTAATCTTACAGAATTCTGTCAAGAGTGAAACAAACCAATCATCAAACGGGTTTGCAACAATAGCACCATTAACTCTTTCTTTTAAGTGTCCTTTTAGATTTTTAAAAAGAACTGATAAAACTAACTTGTAGGAATCCATAACCGGCACATAATGACCATTTACCAAGGTTGGGACTCGACCACAATAAGTTGCTTCAAAAATAGAGATCTCATTTTTTCCATTGACTTGAACACTAGTTAACTCCAAAAACTTTGACATATATTTGGAAATGGTTCCCCAATTCATGCTATCACTAGCAGTAATGATACAATCATCACCATTCATTAGGGCAAAATGATTCTTGTGGTAGTCTTCATACTCGCAAGACAACCCTTTACTCATCCTATCACAAATCCAAACATATGCATAAAGCCTATAATTATGCATAGTATTTCTCATCAATGTTAAATAATCACCAGTGGGATTACCGCAAGTCTTCTGGACCAAGCGACCATCTGGTAATAAACAGACGGAAAAAATTGAATTCGCCATATGGCAAGCAAGGAGATCACAGAAAAATTCATCTTTTTCTGATTCCTTAAAACACATGTAGAAAAGCTGATATATGTCCACTATATCTTGTTGTTGCATCTGTGCATCAAAAGCAGAACCATCAACACTACACACTTTGCTTCTAGCAAATTTACCAATTTTTTGGCCATACTCTGCACCGGAAAAATCCATGCCAGCGCTAGACCAAAACAAATCTCTATTATTTATGAAACGTTCCTGCAGTTCAAAAAATAACTGATAACCCATTAAAAATTGGATAGCGGAACTACCAAAAATGATTCTGCTTGAGGGTGAATCAAAGACCTTTTCAGAGTCTCTCAATTCCTCTTTCACAAAAATTTTCCAGATAGTCACAGGACAACTACGAATATTTTCCAAAAAATTTTCATAATGTTGAAAGAAATTTTCTATAAACTCCTTTTTGTCTTTTGCCATCATCCCAAAAGCAGCTCCAACAGAACCTGATAAGTCCTCAGCGTTTCGTAAAACGTGATCTTTCAATTTTGAAGTTCTAATGTAGTTCACTCCGCTCAGATTTGATAAATAGTGTCGATATAAAAACTCTAAAGCTTTAGACCAGGCAGATCGATTAATATCACGATCACGCTCTTGATACTTTACAAACTTTGGCCAGACCAAAGAATGATCAAGTTTTGCAGGAGCAAACCTTAGCCGATGCTTAGAGTGCTGACCGACAGCTTCTTTTATCAAACCTCTCTCAACAGCCTCATCTAAACCAAACATGGTTAACAGGTTACATTGTTTTAAAAATCTAAAAAAGGACATTGAAGTAGATTGGTAAGCATTTTGCGATTTCTTAGGTTTCCTCAGAACACCTAATACTTCTAGATTGTCTACAAAATGAGGATCTAATGAATTATCCAATCTAGGAATAATTCTCCTCGCCTCTGCCCCCATTATAGACGGGGGGGAGCAGAGGTAACCTAGTGAAAATGCTGAGAAATGAAATCAGACGAGAACCTTAACATATAGTTCTC